ATTAACCTACGCTCTTCCGTATCAGTAGACTTTGCAATATCAGCCTCTAGGAAAAACTTAAAGTCAGTGTTCATATCGTCACCTCCCGACTCATAGTACAATATCAAAATAACCCCATGCAAATAAAATCACATAGGGTTATGGTCTGTCCCATATAGGGTCTTATTAATATTTGTGGTCTATGCTGGCAGAGATTTGGCTATCCTGTTGCTGTTGAGCCTGTTCCTCTGGGTCTACCTCTTCCTGTTCTTGTGGGTCTGCGTTAGGGTCTCCGCCCATCACCTGTGCGTTAGGGTCATTAGGGTCTCCTTGTTGTTGCATCATCTGTTCATTCTGTTGTTTCTGTAGGAGATAGTTAGTGTAGGTAGGATCTAGTACAATATCCCCGTCTTCTATAGCATCAAGGTCATGCTCTGCACGTACTTCATTGATAGTCTTGAATGCACGTACTTGCTTGTTAGAAAGCTCCATACGTTCAGATTCAGTCTCACCATTAAGCCCTACAAAGTTAAAAGAGAAATCAGCACTGAATCTACGTATAATGTATCTGTTAATAACAGATTCGATAAAGCGTAGTAGTGGTCGTAATCCCTTATCCTTGGAGTTTTTAAGACGGTCTTCAATACCACCATCACCTAGACCTCCACCACCTGAGCCACCTGCACCACCCCTGTTAGGGAAGTTTATTTCTGATGGGTCAATCTGGTACACTGCACATGAAATGTTAATAAGATAGTTCATCCACATCTCATATTCCATCTCACGGTTAGACTGGGATACATTGATATACTCAAGTCCATCTACTGATACAACTGGAGTTTTCCATGCCCCTGTAACACCTGCTAGCTGTGCTGTCCATTGTCTACGGAAGGCATCTAGTTGCTCCTTGCTGATATTCTGTCCTTTAAGGTTTAGTATCCCTTTAGTAGTTCCTCCTTGAGAGAAATACCTAGAGTTATACTCTTCTGCCCAAAGGTGTGCTGTAACTTGGTGTACAAGTATCTCTAACTCTGACAATCCATAAGGCTGAATATTTATGTCAGTTCTAGGATTACGTACTCCAAAAGCTAGTTCTGAGCCTGTGAATTCAGATATTACAGCGTTATCAAGTACCTGTACCCACTTCACGTCATCAAAGTCACCCGTATCTGGGTGGATGTAATCGTCTCCAGCATCGGGTTGTACAGTAGCGGCACGTATAGTAGATGCGTCTACTGCAAATAATTCAGCAGGTCTACCTAGTCTGTCAGGTACTATCTCGAATGTCAATTGGTCAAAAATAAGAGAGTCACGTACGATTTTCCTTAGGAATGTATCAAATCCATCCCTAGAGGGGTCATATTTATATCCACAATTCTCTAGAAATGCTTCTACTGCTAGTATAATTTCCTTCTGTTCTTTAGAAGGCTTTTTCTTGGCATCACGTAGCTTAATTTCATAACCTACACCGTCCTTAGTGTATCTTGCAGGTTGTGAGAAAGTAGATATTTGGTTTACCCTGGTCTGTACAATAGAGGCAATTACCGAGTTCCTTGTTGCCATCTTCTTTAGGGTATCATAGGATATAGAATTGGGCTTATCCTTGAATCCCATGCTCTGTACAAGAGCCAATGGGTCTTCTATAATTGATTTAGAATCTTGTACTGGTAATGACTTAGATAGTTCTTCGTCCACTGTTTCATGTGGCATTACTGGAGTTGAACCTAGTCTGAAGGACTTGGCTAAGTTGTTCCATGCTCCCATAGTAGCACCTCCCCTTTATAAATAAAATTTGCATACGAAATATTCTCACTTAAAAATCTTAGTCAAGAGAAAAATAGCATACACCTATGTGTATGCTAATGAAGTCTTGGGCTTCTATTGTCTACGTGTTGGGTTATTACGTCCTGCTCCGCCTTATTGTCAGCCTTAGTCTTATCTTGCTGACCGTAGGCACTATGCCCCTTCTTCTTATCCTTCTTCTCTTTATCCTTCTGTTTCTTATCATCTTCCTTACGTTTTTGCTCGTCTTCCTTACGTTTTTGCTCCATCTTTTCTTATAAGCATCTACCTTGGACGTATCAACTTTCTTATTACGTCCAGTACGTCCATGAGCTTCTTCTTTTTCTTTCTGCTTAGCTACCTTCTTAGCCGCACGCTTATCAGCCGTATGTTGCTTTTCAGCCTGTTCCTTGAGTTCATTCCTACGCTTATTCTCATGTCTCTCTTCCTCTTTAAGCATAGTATCTTTCTTCTCTTCCTCATTCTTCTTAGCGTGGTCTGCAAATTCACTACGTACCCACTGCTTACGGGTTACAGTATGACCATCACGGACATAAGTTACTATTTGTTGAATAAGTCCGTCACGGTTCCCTTTACCCTTTTGTAAGCTAGTGCCATCCTGGATACTTTTCAACTTCTCTGATATAAGAAGTAATGGTTCCATAAAGCACCTCCTAATTTAGGATTTCAAATATGTCTTCCCCATCTATTGACTTAAGTATAGGCTTATCAGCCTGAGCATTAGGGTCTGGTTGCTCAGTTAAGTCATTATCCTCATGTCCCCAATTCACGTGTACCCCTGTATTATGGAACATCTCACATAGAGCCATTTTCATATGGGAGTCACTTTCGTTAGGATTAGCCCTAATAGGTATCCTGTGACCCTTATGGTCTGGATTACTAGACCCTGCTATGATAAATGTTCTCTCATTATTGAGATAGTGCCTCACAGTATTACGTACTAGTTCATTGGGGTGGGTAACCATGACCTCACGGTTACCCCTGTTATATCTGATAAAGCCTTCCTTACCTTCGTGGTGGATAGCTACCTTCATACAATCACCCCTCCAAATCTATGATTAAATCTAATGATTTACGTGTATGGTCTCCTCGTTCAGCCCTTGGTATAATTCCTGCTACTGAGTCATCGTCTACAAAGTCAGGTCTAAGTAACATGTCTTTAATAGCCCCATGTAACTCTGGGTGCCTTTTACTCATTATATGATAGAGGTATCCGTATGCTTCCTGGGGGTTATCATTTCTACCCCTACTTCCGTTAGCGGTGTAGGGTCTCAACATCTCACCATAGATATTAGATTGATTGGTAGTGGCTTCATCGCCATACCCTTTGTTATTCCTGAATGCTTCGTGCATCTGGCTAGCCCATGAATCCATACCAACAGAGGTATTACCTGTTTCCTCTTGCCATTGTTTATACATGTGAACAGCATTTGCCATACGTGATACATTCTCAGACCAGTGTTCCACCCCTTTGTCATTGGGACTATAGGTAATATCCCTGTAAGTGCCATTAGGATTCTTCTGTAGGTCACTGTTATTGTATATACGTCCTTCATAATGGGACATCCACTCATCCAGATGGAACCAATAGGGTTGATTCTTATTTGGACCCTTACCCACATTTTTGTTAGGGTTGGACTTATTCACAGCCGCATCATAGGAGTTACTTATAACATTTATATGCTTACCTGCGTATTTCCTACCCTGCTCTGTCGAATCCCATTTTACGTAATCATTTCCACCACCAGATAGATAGTTGTCTATTGCATGGGCAAATTCATGAGCTACTGTATCAGAGAATGGATGGAAACCGTACTTATAAGAACTACCATCTGCTCTCTTAGGCACAATGGATTCAGGATATGATTTCATACTAGGTCTATGGTACATAGGATGACCATTGAATAACGAACTGTCGTCATCGTAGTAGGCATGGTCAAACCATATGCCTCCCTGCATACCACTGTGAAAGTTACCTATGTGGTCACTACCATCATAGCTCTTCTTAGCAAAGTTTAGGGAACAACCTTTAGCAAATACATCTGTCATTAAGTCAAAAGGTACATGCTCCAGAGACTTATGCAGATGGTCTATCAATTTTGTCTTCTTGTCGTTTTCATAATCGTGGTCTCCACTGCTACCAAAGTCGTCAATCTTCATGTTTCCACCTATGAAGTCCTTACGAGCTTCGGTACGTTGGTCTGGAGTCCATTGTCTTGCTGACTGATGCAACACCCATGTGTCATGGCTACCATTAGGATTTTTCTCTAGGTAGTCCATGGCATTCTTAGTCTTGGTCTGGTCAACCTTGTGAGCGTATACCACTTTCTTCCAGTTATCTCCCCTATAGTCAAACTGGTTGCCATCCGTACTTGTGTTGACTCCATACTCTTTCAATAATTTAAGGAATGTAGATTTTTCAATATGCAATGGGCTAGCTTTTAGGAAGTCATTAGTCTCATTAGTCCTAGCGGCATCCCATACATCACCAAGTTCTTTCTTCAGTACCTGACCTACTGCATCATTGTAGTTGCCTTCAAAATCATTATTCAATGCTCTCCATATCTCTGTAGGTGCTTTCTTATGGAGTGGTATCTCTTTCTGTTGGACATCAACTTTCTTACCCTCTTTAAGACCATCTAGAAACTCTTTAACTTTCTTTAAAGGAAAGGCTATTTCGTTAAACTCCTCCCCATCCTTACCAGCATCCACAATAGATAGGATAGGTTCACCTTCATCATCCTCTGTTATCTCGGCTGTAGATGCCACTCCGAACTCCCACTGTTTACCTCTTTCAAATCCTGCTACTACGTCCCCAATACCTGTCAGACCTGCAATCTGTCTTAGAAATTTACCCATGTCTTTGTTACCAATTTTCATATTTAGTAACTCTTCATGTTCCAATTCACCTGACAATTCGTCCATTATACTAGGGTCATCCATTAGAATTTTCTTTAGGGCAGCTATCTTATGCATATTATCTATATGC